ATTATGGCTTTAGTAACAACTTTTGATGGCGGAAGAAAATTCATTAACCATTACACAATTGCAGCTGGCGACTCAGTTAGCGCGCAAAGTTTAGCGATTGATGTTTCAGGATTAGGCAAAAGTGCCTTGAATCAAGAATGCAGTCACTTAACTTTGAATAAAATTTGGTTTAATATTTTTATGACCGCCAATGCGGATGCAGCAGAATTTCAATGGGATGCTGATGCTCAAATACCTTTCTTAGTTTTGAATGGATATGGGGATTATGATTTCAGCTCTACTGGAGGTTTAACACCTACAGTGGCTAATAAGGCAGCTAGTGGATATGATGGCAATGTAACCATTGTCAATCCGGCTAGGACTGCTGGAGATACTGTATTCGTTCAAATGGAATGGCTTAAAAATTACGTTGCGATTTCTAGTTAAGGAGGTTAAATGGCTTATTCAGGCACTAGAACCTTTAATCTTAGCGCAGAAGAGATAATCGAAGAGGCATTTGAAAGATGCGGACTTGAAGTTCGTATGGGTTATGATTTAAAAACAGCCCGTCGATCTTTAAATTTAATGCTTTCCGAATGGGCTAATCGTGGTCTTAATCTGTGGACTGTAGATTATTTTCAACAAACCTTAACGGCAGGAACCAATAATTACGCAGTTGATCAACGTGTAGTGGATATACTTGACGCTACAATTACTACGACTGCATATGATGCAACTGATAGCACTCCTGTGTCTAAAGAATTAGCAAGTAATAGTGCCACTACTGATGTTAATGTCACTAAGATTTCTAGAACAGAATACATGAATCTTAGTAGAAAAACTCAAACATCTAGTGGGGATGCTAGACCAACACAGTTTACCTTAATTTCTGGTGTATCAACTTATTCTGATATTACAGATATTTCTACGCCAACTAGTGGTAGACCTGAAAATGATATGAGATTATATTTATATCCTAACCCAGACAAAGCCTATGTTTTTAAATATTTTTTTATTAATAGAATTGAAGATGTAGGAAGTACTAATACTGGATATCAAAATAGTATTGATGTTCCTTTCATGTTTCTTCCTTGCTTGACGGCAGGATTAGCGTATTATATAAGTGTTAAAAGAGCGCCTATGCTAAGCGCTAATTTGAAAGCTATGTATGATGAAGAATTTGATCGTGCTGCAGATACTAATAGAGAACGAGTCTCTTTTAGAGTTAAACCAGCCCAAGCATATATACCGTAGGGGAAAATATGCCTGAATGTAACTGTGGTCCTGATTGCAATTGTGGAGATAATTGTGAATGTAAAGACTGCGACTGTAAAAAGGAGGAAAAATGAGCAATCCATTATGGAATAAATCAACAGCCAATAGCCGTGACACTTCTGGAAAGAAAATAGGTCATTTTGGTAGAGGACAAATAGACGCACCCAAAGCTGTAAAAGCAGGAGCTGTTACCACTAAAGGTATCGCACCAACCAGTGAAGGAAAAGCTTCCGGTGGCACATCTTTTAAAATCGCCAAAGGAAATATTACTGGAACTACACAAGGTGTAGGAGCTGCTAAAAAACAAAAATATACTTGGATTTAATAGATGGCATATGCCAAAGGAAAATATGCGTTATTCATTTCTGATCGTAGCGGATTACAGTTTCCTTATAGGGAAATGGTTACTGAATGGACAGGAGCTAAAGTGCATACAAGTGAATATGAACCAAAAGCACCTCAACTAATGCCACATGAACATTCACCTGATCCCCAAGCATTAGAATGGGCAAGACCAGCTAGAATTGCTCCAGCTACATTAATTTTATTACCACTTAATCCTTTTGAAACTTATTCTTCTGGGTCACAAGTTATAAACGTTCACTCTCCCGATCATGGAAGATCAACTGGAGATACAGTTAGATTCAGAGGAATTCCTTTTGTAACTTCAGAAACAAATAAGTTTTCTAATTGTGCGACAGTAGACGGAATTACCGGAGCTATCCTTTGTGCTGTGGCCGGTTATACAATTACAACTGGAAAATACGTATCAGGGTCTAGTGATGGATCTGATGACTGGTATTATTTTTCCACAGGCTCATCAACAGCTACGACTGGGGGAATTAAAGGAGGAGGTTATCCTGTATCAGCAGGACCTGTAACTATAAGCGCATAATGGCAACCTACGCAACAATAACACAACAAATATTAGATTATACAGAGGTTAGTACTGATGTTCTAACATCCACCATTACAGATGATTTTATTAATCAGACTGAAAATGACCTTTTAAGAAAACTTGATATTCCAGCTTTTCATTCTTATCAATATACAACATTTACTTCTTCAAATCCTTTTCTTATTGTTCCAGGCGGAACTGCCCCAACACCATCTACCTTTTCTGTTATTAGAAGTGTCAATGTTGTCGCCGATTCAGCATCAGATACAAGTACAGGAGATAGGACATTTTTAGAGGAAAAAGACAGATCTTTCATGAATGAGTATTGGCCAAACAGAAACTTGACAGGTACTCCTAAATATTATACACAATGGGATTACAACAGTATATATGTTGTCCCAACACCAAGTTCAGCATTGACTTTTGAACTGGCTTTGAGTAAACTAGATCAGGCTTTATCAAGCTCTAATACAACTTCTTGGTTAAGTCTTAACGCCCCAAAGGCGCTATTATACGGTTGTCTTGCGGAAGCTTTTACATTTTTAAAAGGTCCCATGGATATACTGCAAATGTATACACAATCATATGCTCAGGCTGTTCAAGCCGTAGCGATGCAACAAATGGGAAGAGCGAAACGTGATGATTATATGCATGGTGCATTAAGAATAGAACGTCCATCGCTTCAACCTCAACTAGGGTCAATCAAGCCAATGGGTGGCACGACTCAACAAGGAGGACAATAATATGCCAATTACGCAAGCTGTAGCAAACAGTTTTAAAACTCAAGTATTGACTGCAACGCATAATTTTACTGCGACTACAGGAAATACTTTTAAAATTGCGTTGTTTACTAACTCCGCAACATTATCTAAATCAACGACTGTTTACGATTCAACAGACAATGAAGTAACAGGTACAGGTTATACTGCAGGTGGAAATACTCTAACGAGTGTTACTCCAGCATTAAGTACCGATACTGCATGCTGTGATTTTTCGGATTCATCATGGACAACTGCAACAATCACTGCAAGAGCAGCGTTAATTTATAACTCTTCTGCATCTGATAAAGCGGTTGTAGTATTAGATTTTGGCGGCGATAAAACATCGACAGCAGGGACATTTACCATTCAGTTTCCGGCAGCAGACGCATCAAACGCTATTCTAAGATTAGCGTAGGAGCTTAAATATGGCATTAGTAATTAATGACCGTGTAAAGGAGACCTCGGCCACAACTGGAACGGGGGCTATGACCTTTGCTGGGGCGACGTCAGGCTTTGAAACTTTTTCAGCTGGTATTGGAAATTCCAACACTACATACTATGCAATTGTTAATACTGATACTCCTACGGAATGGGAAGTAGGATTAGGAACCTTAGCTGGCGACAGTTCTACCATTACACGTACAACCGTTATATCAAGTTCTAATAGTGATGCTGCTGTCAGTTTTACATCCGGAACAAAAGAAATATTTTGTACTCTCCCAGCTAGTAAAGCGTCTATCCGTGATGCAAATGGTTATTTAACCTTTACAGGTGGAGCAGCTACAGCTCTTGACTTAACAACTTCTCAAGGAACTTTAGAAGTTTTAGGGGATGGAAGTTCAAACGTTGCAGCATTGTTATTAAACTGTGAATTGAATACCCATGGGGTGACTATCAAAAGTCCCGTTCATGCATCGGCTTCAACTTATTCACTTACACTGCCAACGGCAGTGGCGACAACAGCAGGATCTTCAGTAGTTTCTGCTACTGATGGAACTTTAAGCTATGGCGCTGTTCCTATTGACACAGGAAAATCTATTGCCATGGCGATAGTTTTCGGGTAAAAGCATAGGAGGAGAAAAAATATGGCAAACCCTAATATAGTATCAGTAGCCTCTATTTATGGTGGTAATTATGGGTGGAATCTTTCTACTGGTTTAACCACAACTTTATTGACTGTTGATGCTGAAGTTATTTTAAAAATTAATAGAATTACAGTAGCAAATGTTGATGGTTCATCTGCCGCTGATGTAAACCTATTCATTGATGGTATGGGCACAGCAGCAGCAAATGACCTTACACCTACAGGTGCAGATGCAACAGTATATTTGGCTAAGACTATTGCAGTCCCAGCTGATTCTACTCTTGTTATTTCTGAAACCCCCATTTATATGATGGAAGGGGATATCCTGAAAGGTGGCGCAAGTGCAGCTAGTGATTTAGATTTATTTATATCATACGAAGTTATTAAAGATTAAGGAGGAATAATATGGCTAATGGAGGAGTAATTGGGCCCGTTAACGACCCCACTTCATCATCAACACCCGTTGATGCAAAAACTACAACTTTCACAGCTGATGGTACTTTTGCACGACAGGAAGGATCTCCATCTAGCGTTCATATGCTAGTTGTAGGTGCTGGGGGTGGAGCTGGACAATATTGTGGTGGTGCCGGTGCCGGTGGAATGGTTGAAGCCCCTGCTTATGATTTTGGTACAGCTACTGGACCTTTTGCTGTTACAGTAGGAGCCGGTGGCGTAGGAACTGGTCTTGGGGCTGCAGGTTCAACTGCTCGTAAGGGCGAAGATTCTGTTTTCACTAATCCTGCTCCTGGACCAACTTATGGAACCGTTACTGGTCTTGCAGGTGGTGCCGTAGGTCCTTCATGTAATTATAATCTTCCCGCAGAACCAACACACTGGTGTTTAGATATGGCTGGTGGATCTGGTGCAGCAAGCGGAACTTACTATTCAACTACAGGACCTAGTACCCAAGGAAACTCGGGTGGTGGAACTGGTTATGGAAATCATGCTGGGGATGGATCAAGACCTAGTGGAACTGACCGTGGCGGTGGCGGTGGTGGTGCCGGTGCAGTTGGTGGTACTTCTCCTGGAAATTCTGATGGTGGTGCCGGAAGAGCAAGCACAGCTTCAGGTGGCTCAGTTACTTATGCCGGTGGAGGTGCTGGATGGAATAATACTCGGACAAATGCTGGTGGATCCGGAGGTGGCGGAGGTGCTCAAGGAAACCCTCCATATGACGGAACAGACGGTCTTGGTGGTGGTGCCGGTGCTGGCGTAGATACTAGTGGTGCTGGAACTGGAACTGGTTCTCGTACTGGCGGAGATGGCATAGTTATTATAGCTGAAGCAGCTGGAGATATTGTTACTTATGCAGCTACGGGAGTCTGGCAAATGCAGGAAGTTCTTAAAGCTAGAACCGAAGGCACATGGCCAGGTCAATAGATAGAATATATGACTCATTTTGCAAGATTAGATGAAAATAATATTGTTCTTTCGACTCACACAGTATCTGATGAGACACCCACAAGTAATGGACGATTAGGTGATAATCCCATGCATGTTGACGGAGAGACCTTTTGTTTAGAATTTTATGGCATTGATCGTGGATTAAGCGGAACATTTAAAGAAACATCCAAGAAAGCTCTTTTTAGAAAACAGTATGCTGGAAGAGGAATGATTTATAATGAAGATAAAGATAAATTTTTAGAAGCTAAACCTTTTCCTTCATGGGCGTTAGACGTTAATGATGACTGGAGAGCTCCAGTCTCTGATCCAACTATCCTAACTTATCCATGGCTTGATGAAAATGGTGTAAAACAAGAGGATGCTTTATATTATATGGCTTGGGATGAAGTAAATCAACGTTGGGGTGCTCGCTCTTATCCTGGCCCTGTTAAATCTTGGGAAGGTGCAAGCGATCCTCATGCTGAATTAAGAACTTGGATCTGGAATACAGACACATCACAATGGGATGATGATGGAAAAAGATATAAACTTGTAGACGAAGATAGAGACTTATGGGAAGAAATAGTATAAGATAAAGAAATATAATTATGAATGAGGTTGTGATACAAGAATTTTATCCTGTTTACGTAGGATATGTTTTTAATCCTTTTCACGAAGAAATAGAAAAAGAACTTACAGATCATTGTTTGGAATTGCAAAAAACCATTAAAAAAGGTGGTGATAATTGGATTGCAAATAAAACTTTTAACTCTTGTGATACCTACAATATATTAAAAGATGAAAAATTTAATAGATTAAATGTTTGGGTTAATGAAAAAATACATGAATTCAAATCTCTTTTAAATATCAAGTGTAATTTGGAAAGAGGGGTTGGATGGTTTAACATTTATAAAAAATATGATTTTCAAGAATTTCATACTCACAGGCCATACATCCTTTCTTGTAATTATTTTTTATGTAGCAATAAAGAAGACTCAAAATTATTTTTTAAAAATGATCGTGAGTTATTGGAGTATTCTGAATTAGGTGGAGCTCGTTGGCATGCTCCTTTTCCGGGGAAGCTGGTAATATTTAGCAGCTATACTGATCATTCGGTGGAGAGAAGTGAGCTTGATGATTTACGAATAACTTTATCTTATAATTATGGAAAATAATTTAATCTACACTAAAGATATCCACGACAAAGATCTTTTAACTAATACTATTCAAACTAATCAAGTCATGATGGAATGGGAAAAACCATACATGGAAGAATTAGTAAAGCGCTTACAACCAAAAGGAAATGTTTTGGAGGTAGGATTTGGATTGGGATATTCTGCCAACGCTATCCAACAATATGATATTAACACCCATACTATTATAGAATGTGATTCTAAAGTTATAGAAAAGGCATACGTCTGGTCAAAAAAACAAAAACATAAAGTCTTTATTATTGAAGGAACATGGCAAAATAAATTAAAATCATTAGGCTATTTTGATAGTTTTTTCTTTGATGATTATCCTCATCCGGATCATCCCGATCCTTTGAGTACACGAGTTTTTGATTTTTATTATGACATAATGGAAAAACACGCCAATGCTAATTCTACTTTTACCTGGTATTGTGGTCGTCCTATTTGTTGGCCATGTAATAATTATATTAGTTGGGACATGGAATCTTATGAGATAAATATCCCAGATAACTGCGATTATGTAGAAAAATATGGTAAAAAAATAAAAATGATGTATACTCCTTTAGTAGGTTTTAAGAAAAAGAATATAAAAATGCATAGAAAGATTCTAGAAATGTTTTCCGATGATTAAATGTGTCCCTGTATATATAACTCCCCCATATATTTGGAAGGGAAATTTTCCAGTTGCAATAAATTCTATAAAACCAAAAGTAGATGAATTAATTCAATTAACCAAAGATACAAATACATCCTCTCTCTTAGAAGAAGGAGATGCTATTTCTACGGCTGGAGTCTGTTTGCAATCATCACACCCAGATTTCAATGAAGAATTAAATGTGATTCAGCCCCACCAAAAAGAAGAACATAGAGATTTTTTATCATATCTATATAAATGTTTATATGATATTGAACGTCAATCTTATTTAATTACAGGAAGTAAACGAGATTATTCTAAAATTAAATACCTAGGAGATACTGGTTTTCTTGATTCTGTGTATGTCCCAAAAGATACAAAGGAAACAGTTAATGGTCATTTCTTTATAGAAAGGTCCTGGTATAATATTCATTATAAAGGAGGTCATACATTGCCCCATGATCATTGTGATACCTACAATAATGGACCACATTATTTATGTGTTCATTTTTTGAAGGCATTAGATAAGTGTGGAGGACTGCAAGTTAGAGAACCAGATTATGTTGGCCATCATGCAAATAGTGTAAACAAATGGAGAACTCTTCCGGTTGAGACGGGAGATTTTTATATCTTCCCAGGATGGTTAGAACATAAAACTGAAACTAATAAATCTGACGAAGAAAGAATTATCATGTCTTTAAATATTACGAGGAGATAGTAATGGCAGAATTTACAGGACCCAAAGATCTAAAAGAACCAACAATAGAATATTGGTATGCACATTTTGGTCCTTACTTATTTCATACAACAGTAAAAGAAGAGATTGTTAATAGATTAAAAAAAGAAGCCTATGAATGTACTGAAAAATATAACTATGGTTTAGCGGGTCATCTTGACCATCAATATTTATTTCCTTCGGATATTAGATTTTGGTTTTATGAAGCAATGGCACCTATTTTTACTACATACAGAAAAGGACATTGCAAATATCACGGCTTTGACTATTTACCTGTTGAATTTGCATTTGCAGATCTGTGGGTTAATATTATGAAAGCAGGAGATTTTAATCCTCCTCACTATCATGGAGGAAATTTATCCTTTGTCTTATTTCTTAGCACCCCTGAAGGATTAGAAGAAGAACAAAAAAAATTTGAGGGAACAAGTGAGGCTCCTGGAACTATAACATTTGAATATGGTGAAACTAGCAGCCCTCATTGGTCAACAGTAGGAAAAGGATTTAAGCCTAAGGTAGGATCTCTTTATATTTTTCCTTCATTATTAAGGCATTGGGTATCCCCTTTTAAATGTGCCGGAGATAGAGTTAGTGTTTCTGGAAATTTATTAATTAAAGAGAAAAAAGATTTTCCATGGCCTAAGCAGAAGTATTTCTAATGTTATTAAAAAATTATTATTACTTTTATACTGAGGTTGTTCCCCATAGATTTTGTGACGATGTTATAGAATTTTCTAAAACAAAAGAGACACAAAGGGCTAGGACTCAAAGTGAGGCTAATGAAATGAAGGCGAAAGGAAAAGTTTCTCAGAAAACAATAGACAAGGGAATGGAAAAACGTGACTCTGAAATACTTTGGATGGATGAAAGATGGATTTATAAAGAACTTCAACCCTTTGTTCATGAAGCAAATCAAGAAGCGGGATGGAATTTTCAATGGGATTTTTCAGAGATTCCTCAATTTACTAAGTATGCATTAAATCAACATTACAATTGGCATACTGATAGTTCGGATACGCCTTATGATAAACCGACAGTTCCTCAAATGCATGGTAAAATAAGAAAATTAAGTCTCATTCTTTCTTTATCAGATCCTAACGATTATGAGGGAGGAGAACTTCAACTTGATTTTAGAAATAATTTTGATAGTGATTGGAAAGATGGTCAAGCTTCTAAAGTAGCCACTGAATTACGAGAACGTGGCTCTCTTATTGTTTTTCCAAGTTTTTTATGGCATAAATTAAATTCTGTGACTAAGGGTATTAGATACTCTTTAGTGATGTGGAATGATGGATTACCTTTTAGATAATATGGAGAATAATATGAGTTTTAAAACAAATAAATATAAGGTGGTTGAAAAAGCAATTGAGCCTGGTGTGGCTAATTTTATCTATGAATATTTTTTACTTAAAAGAAAAGTAGTAACTACTTTTTTTTCTTCTAAATATATTTCTCCTTTCAGTAAGGAATGGGGAGTATGGAATGATAAACAGGTTCCTGACACTTATAGTCATTACGGAGATATTGCCATGGAAACTTTGTTACAGTCGCTTCTTTCTTTAATGGAGAAAGAAACAGAATTAAATCTTTCTCCAACCTATTCTTATGCTAGAATTTATAAAAAAGGTGATATATTAAAACGTCATAAAGATAGACCAGCTTGTGAAATATCTGGCACTTTGAATTTGGGAGGAGATCAGTGGCCCATACATCTAGAGCCTTCAGGAGATAAAGGAAGAGAAGGAATTTCTTTACTATTAAATCCAGGTGATATGCTTGTATATTCAGGCTGTGATTTAGAGCATTGGCGAGAAGCCTTTGAGGGAGATAGTTGTGGTCAGGTATTTTTACATTATAATGATATAGATGGGGAATTTAAAGATACCAATCAATATGATGGAAGACCACATTTGGGTTTACCCACTTATTTTAAGAAAAATTTCAATTATTTAGAAGACTAAACTACTTCTTGTAGAAAGTAGATAAAAATGTTAGATTTATAGCATCAAACAAGAGGATTTCTAATGAGCCAAGCCGCTAGTTTGGCTGCTTATGGAGCAGCCACCTTTGCCGAACATGCATTTGCTGGAAGTGATCCAGCTACCTACGTTGCCCCTACTGGGTCATCGGCTACATTTTCTATAGGTAGCTTAGTTATTACAGCTGGTGGAGCTGTAATACCAACAGGATCAACAGCAACATTCAGCATAGGAACAGAAACCCCTACTGGAGATGCTAATTTTCAAGTCACTGGCTCATCGTCTACATTTACTACTGGTGATATAACCATTGATATTGGAGTTACAGGCCAACCTACAGGATCAGCGGCTACATTTTCAATCGGAAGCGTTGTCATAGAAATAATTACTATTCCTACAGGATCATCGGCTACATTTAGTGCAGGAACCATAGTCGCATCTCCAGGATCAGAAACCCATGATACATCATTTGGTGAAACAGGGTTTGCTGAGATGACATTTGCCGGAAGTGATGAGTCTATTTATGTACTTCCAAGTGGAAGCACGGCTACGTTCTCTACTGGAACCTTGACAATTGAAAGTGATGCTAATATAACACCTACTGGATCTGCTGGAACTTTCAGTATTGGAACTGCTGTTATTGCGTCTGTTTATGATGTAACAGGAAGCGCGGCAACATTCAGTATTGGGGATCCCACTTATATTGCAGGGGCTCTTGTAGAACCTACTGGGTCTGCTGGAACTTTCAGCATTGGAACTGTTGTAATAGAAATTGGAGTTCCTGTGACAGGTTCCTCGGCTACATTTAGCATTGGAAATACCACTGTCACTGGAGGTGCTACGGTGAATGCAACTGGTGCAGAAGCAACATTTAGTGTGGGGACAGTAAGTTTGAGTATATGGAATAAAGTGGATAATACCGTGACAAATACATGGGGAGAGGTATCAAAAACTTAAGGAGGATAAATGGCTGATTCAACAATATTAAATTTAGATTTACAAACCACAGGCTCTAATTCAGGAACATGGGGAACAGTTACTAATGAGAATTTACAGAAATTAGAACAAGCGATAAAAGGATATGTTTCTCTTTCTGTCGCTGGAAATGGAACACAAGCACTTACTACTGAAAGTGGGGGAACAGGAAGTGGTTCACAACAAGCAAATGTAGCCCTTAATTTAACAGGAACTTTGACTGGAACAAGAGCTCTTGAATGTGAAGCTGTTGAAACTTGGTATTTTATTCATGATGCAACAACTCGTTCGGGAAATACTCTTACTTTTGGACCAGCCGGAGGAACAGCTGTTACACTACCAGTTACTGGTGCAAAATATATTATTTATTGTGATGGTTCAACGGCGTTTGACGTTGCTTCTAATTTAGGAAATGTTTCTGTAGCGAATACGTTAACTGTTTCCGGAGATGTAGTATTTAATGGTGGAACTTTAACCTATAATAGTTCAGGAGCTGATAAGGATGTTCAATTTTATGGAGGGACAGACAATAACCTTCTTTATCTTGATGCTGGAAATGATCGTGTAGGACTAGGAGTTTCATCTCCTGAGGGTAAAGTAGAAATTGATCAGAATAGCGCAACAGGGGCTGTGGTAGTTTTAAACTTGGATCAGGGAGATGCTGACCAGCCTTTTATTAATTATGTTGGAACGAGTGCAAGTGATGATTCATCGAGCATTTCTTCTTCAACAGCAACCGCTTCAGCGAAGTTTGGCGCCGTTATGATTAATATTAATGGGGTTGAAAAATGGATGCGAATTTACGATGATCCTACGTAGGAGTTCAAATGCCTCTATCAAAGATTCAAATACAACCAGGAATAGATAAACAAGATACCGAATACGGCGCTGAAGGGCGTTGGTTTGATGGTGATAATATGCGTTTTCGTTATGGTCTTCCAGAGAAAATTGGAGGATGGATTAAAGTAACGTCTGATGCGTTAGTGGGCGCAGTACGAGGAATTATTACCTGGAATTCTCTTGATGGTGATCAATACGCAGTTGTAGGAACCAATAAAAAACTTTACGTTTATCAAAATGGAGCGTGGTCCGATATTACTCCGATTCGTGTAGCGGCAGGAAGCATTACTGATTTTACAACTACTGATACTTCCACTACTGTTACTGTAACGGACGCCAGCCATGGCGCTATCGAAGGGGACTTCGTAGGAATTTCTAGTGTATCCGGTACGGCTAATGGAATATCTTCCTCTAATTTAGAAGGAGATTTTGAAATTCAATCCATTACTGATACTAATAATTATGTAATCATTGCTAAAGCTGCGGCAACAAGCACTGGAGTCAGTGGAGTTACAGCTAGTGGAGCATATTCAATAAATACAAATCCTGCCACTTCTATTCAAGGTTATGGATGGGGTGCAGGAACTTGGAATTTATCTACATGGGGAACTTCTCGTGCTGGATTAGCAGCTCCAAATAGTGTTCAACTTGACTCTGGTAAATGGTCCCTTGATAATTGGGGAGAAGACTTATTAGCCCAACAATTAAACGGAGGACTTTATTACTGGGATACTTCTGCAAGTACTTCCACTGTGCAAGCCGCAGTAGATACGACAGTCTCTAATGCCCCTACATCCAGTAGGTTTGTATTAGTTTCTGGAACAGATCGACATGTTATTTGTTTTGGCACAGAAACAACAATAGGAAGTGGGGCAACACGTGATGACATGTTCATTAGATGGTCTGACCAAGAAGATGTTAATACATGGACTCCCACTGCAACAAATACCGCAGGCTCACAAAGACTTACGGATGGTAGTAAATTAACAGCTGCTAAACGTTCACGTGGCGCAGTTCTTATTTGGTCTGATACAGCACTATACCAGATGCAGTTAATTGGGGCTCCATTTATTTTTGGATTCCAGCAACTTGGCTCTGCTTGTGGGTGTGCTGGTCTCCATGCAGTCATTGAGATTAATGGAGTATCTTATTGGATGGGAACTGATTCTTTTTTCCAATTTGATGGTTCAGTTCAAAAGATTCCATGTCTGGTGGAAGATTATGTTTTTACCAACATTGATGTAGCTTCCCAAAAAGATACATTTGCTGCATCAAATAGTGAGTTCAATGAAATAACATGGTTTTATTGCTCTAGTGGATCTAATGTTATTGACAGATCTGTAAGCTATAATTATGCCGAAAAAATTTGGAGTGTAGGAACTTTATCTCGTTCTTCATGGGCGGATAAGGGGGTATATGCTTTTCCCTACGCATCATCCTATGATGCAACTGACACAACTGCCACTCTTACAACTATTTCAGGTCTTAGTGCCGGAAGAGCTTATATATATAAACAAGAGAATGGTAATAACGCGGACGGATCAGCGATAACAGCATATGTAGAGTCAGGAGAGTTTGTTTTTCCGGAGGCCGGAGAAAGATTAATGTCGGTCAGTAGATTTATTCCTGATTTCAAAAATCTTCTAGGGACTGTTAATGTTACCCTTAAATTTAGAGATTATCCAGGATCTTCTCAAAGAATAAATGGACCTTTTGCAGTGACTACATCAACTACAAAGATTGATACTCGTGCTCGTGGACGACAGGGATCTCTTCGTATTGAAAGTGACGCTATAAATACTGACTGGAGATTTGGAACTTACCGTGCGGATGTACGACCAGGAGGACTTAGGTAATGGCGCAGATAAATATACCATTATTACCACAGGCCCCAACTCAATATACACAGTCTCAAATTAATCAGCTTGTTACATCATTGGATCAATTAATACTTCTTTTAAATTCTTCATATACACCAGAACAATTGAGGAACGAAGATGAGGCTTTTTCATGGTTTATAACTGGTGGCGGAGGAGGTCAAACAGATTTAAGCACAGTTACAACTGATATTTCTTTGCTACAAAAACAAGTACGAATGCTCATGGTGACGGATGGCTAATACCTATAAAAACTATAAAATGGATTTAGTGGATACGGATAATGAAACAGTATACACGGTTCCAGATGCAACAACAGGAATCATTAAATCAATTTTAGTGTCTGAAGATACTGGAGCGACCCCCACTATTACTTTGACTTTAGTGGATTCATCATCGGCCATTTTTAGCCTTTTTAAGTCTAAATCAATGGCAGCCAATGAAACGGCCCAATTACTAACACAGCCCTTGGTTGTGCTTCAAAATGAAATAATAAAGGTACAGGCATCTGCGGGGAATCAGCTCCATATTGTTATCTCTGTCCTTGAAATAAGTTAATACTTGCTATATGGTGGGAAAATGCCTATAAATAATGACGAAGTAATTGAATATGTTACAGTTAACGGCGAGAAGGTACCTAAGATTGTCGTTCCTGCAACTATCACAATTACACACAAACTAACTGGGAAAGAGTATGCCTCTGACGAGGAAGCTCAAGCCGACGTGAACGATCCCAGCACGCAAACTCAACAAGAACACATACAACGGGACGTAACTATTCAAGTTGCAAAGATAAAGGATATGCTTAGTGAGGCAGGATTATAATGGAATCTAAAGGAATTAAATCAATCAAACCTCAACAATCTTTTGGACTAGTAGATTCTCTAGGTCGTAAGTTGATATCCAAATTATCCACAAAAATAAAAGTTGAAAAAGGACAATCAAAATGGCTGAAAAAATTCATAGAACAGATGAGGAATAAATAATGGGATTCTTTAGTGGTCTAGGAGGCTTGTTAGGTAAAGTAATGGGTGGTGGCGGAGCTACTGCCGGAGCAGGTTTGTTAGGAGGAGGTCTTGGAGCAATAGGAATAGGAGCACTTATTGGTGGCCTAGGAGCAAAGCAACGAGGCGGAAACTTTCTTAAGGGCGCACTGACAGGTGCGGCGCTTGGTGGTGTTACCGGAGGTATCGGACAAAAATTAGGTGGCGCAGGTGGATTATTCGGTTGGGGTTCCAATAAATGGGGTAATTTATTACCTGCAGCTGGAATTTTCATGGGTTCAGAAATGGCCGGTCAAGGAGAAGCTAACTTATTACAGAAATTAGGACAACAACGATGGAGAGATGAGGAAGAAGAAAGAAGATTGGCAAATCTAAGCAAGATCGCAGGATATAATGTTGCTGATCCAAGCAGATTCTTGACACCGGATAAATTCTTTGGTCGTGCGGCACGTGGTGGATACCAAAGCCGACCGCATT